TACCATCAGGTACGGTTGCCTCTCCCCATTCAATGGTAAGAACAACGTCAGCTGTATGTCCGTTATAAGCATATAACCATACTTCATCCATTGATGATGCTCCTGCTACTGCTGTATGAATTAATGTACCTGCTGTTGCCGTTTGAACAACCTTTATTCCTTTACCGTTTGTACTTCCTGAAAGAAGTGCCTTTGTAAATACTTGTGACATTTTATTTTATTATTTTTTTATGAGAATACTTGAACCATTAAAGGATTATTGCCAATCATTGCAACAATCTGTACAACTGTCAAATCTGCTGCGTTTGCTGTACTGCCAGTATTATTTCCTTTGATGGTATTAGCAGCCATTTGCGCAAGTTTTGAATTTGCAACCGAATTTGTTGTTAATTGTTTTCCGTCTATTGCCATGTTATTGTTGAACTATATAATTAAATGAAATTTTATCTGTTGCTGCTAATTCATACCCTGCTACTGAACCTACCCAATAAAGTAAATCACCTGATGCAAATGCCGTAAACGCTTTGGCTGTTGTACCCGCATCAGAAGAAAAATAACAGTCTTTAGTTTTAATTCCATTCCCAACTTCAACGCTTGCTCCGTTTACCTGCACATCAACATAACCGCTTCTTGCTGGTGTAGCTGCTAAAGAAGTAGCACATGCAACATTAAAATCAGCAGCAGTTACACTTGCTGTCATAAATTTATTTGAGGTGCTTAATGTAAATCCTGAGTTTAAAGGAAAGTAAGTATTCGCTGCTCGTTGTCTTGAAAGAGCAGAAGCATCAGCACTATCCCATGCAACAATCCATGCTTTACCACCACTATTAGTAGTTGTAATCGCTAATCCGTTTTTTAATTTAGAAACAATATTTGTTAAATAAGTACTATCAATTGTTCCTGTTGTTATTGTTCCAAGCGTCACTAATGAAGTTGAACCTGCAATCGGAGAATAGGTATTAACTGCTCTTTGCCGGCTTAAAATGCTCGCACTTGCCGTATCTACTAATAATGTCCCTGTTGTGGTTATTGTTCCTCCTGATAAACCTAACCCCGTAGCTACACTTGTAACCGTTCCTGTTCCAAGCCCTGCAATGGTATTTGTTAATCTGTCTTTGCTAACCAATCCTGTTGCACTTGTGGTATCTGCTAAAAGCGTTCCGGTTGTAGTTATTGTACCTCCGCTTAAACCATAACCTGTTGCAACCGATGTGACTGCTGTTGTTAAATATCCTTTTGGATTGGATTTGAACGGATAAACAATGTTATTTGTATCATTTCTTAAAACATATTTTAAGGATAAGGTTGCCGAATCAACCACCAATGTACCTGAAGTTGTTATTGCGCCTCCTGATAAACCGTAACCACTACCAACTGATGTTACAGTTCCGGTTGGAATTGCAGTAACTCCTAATAATCCTGTATTGTCAGCAGTAACCATCTGTGTACCGCCTCCGCCAAGTTTATTTAAGGTGTATGAGCTTGCAGCATCGGTTATAACAAACTTTGTATTATTGCCAAATGCGCCTATGTCACCGATTGTATAAACCCTTGTACCGCATCCTATTGATATACCTGTATTGCTTCCACCTTGAATAATTGTGGTTCCTGTATTATCATCAATAGTCATGTGAGAGCCTAAGTTTATTCCTCCGCTGTAATCCCCGATATGATAAAAGTTTGTTGAAGGACTTAATAAAAGCGTTCCAGCTAATGCTGCCCCTGTTACTGTAAATGTTTTTGTTGCCGTAGTAAATGTAATTGCTCCGTCAGTAATACCTCCGGCTGTTGCTCCATCTCCAAACGGTATTCTATTAAGCGGATAAACAGGTGCGCCTGCTCCTGAAGATGAAAATTGCTTTACCCAATTAGAATCAACCTGTAAACTATCGCCTGTTGGAACGGCAACAATACTTACTGAATCAATTAAAATCTGATCTGCACCGATTTTAAAAAATTGTGCATTACAAATTTTTGATAAAACCAATAATGTAACTAATAAAAATACTTTTTTCATGATTTAACTACAATTAGTATGACTCGGAACATAGTTTGCTCCGCTAACAGAATATAAATTAAATTCATCAATCGGGTTTATTATTGTTATTGTATAATGCCATTTTGAACCCCCTATGTCAGTCCTGACCACAGTAACATCTTCAACACTCATTCCTGTATTTTGAATCTGAGCTAATAATAAAGTCCGTATATTGGCTACCGTATCTTGTAAATCAATTTGCGAAGTTATTGCCTCAAAACTGCCTCCGCCTAATCCGTATATAAGGGACGTAAGTAAGTCTGTTTCTATTAACATATCAAAATCCAATATATAGCAATTTTGTACAGCACAATTATCCGTAGTAAAATTAAAGTCACCGTCTTTTTGAGTTGTTATAATACTTATTGCTTCGCTTGGATTTTTAATGGTAATAAAAAAATCAAAAAATTCTGAAAAATCCCCTACTTTTTCAACCGTTATAGAATCATAAGTAAACAGCACTCCTATTTCTGCTATCAACTTCGTTCTTATTGATGCTGCCGGATTTTGAAGCGGAATATTTATCACAATATTATTATTGATAGTAATAAGTTTAATAAAATGATTTGTAGCTTCTTCGGCAGTAAAAGCTGCATTATAACAAACATCAGCAGCAGCGGATGCGGATGCGGTTGGAAATAAAACTAAATTTTTTATAAAGGTATTAACCGAACAACATTGCCTGATAATATATGGTTTCCAGTTTAACATCAGATATACATTATTGTTATTTGCCGTCCCGATCCAGGAGTAAAGTTTGTTGTTACAGTTCCGGTTGCTTTTACGGCTGTGAAATCTCCTGTAAACTGACCGCTGTAAATTACTACAATATTAGTATCATCTTCAAATACTCCTTCCGGTACAGTAAATATTTTATTAATACCATTAACTACTCCTATCAAAGTTCCATATTTGGCTGTTGTATGCGGAGATTGAGCAACCTTATAAGGCTGCATTGCAAGACTTCCGGTTATAAACTCACTCTGAACAATCGGATTAACACATGAATTTAAACATGCCTGATTTGCAATTATTTTAAGGTTAAAGTCAATATATAAATAACAATATTCATAATTAATATCCCCAATATTTGAGGCATTTGAATATTCAGAATTTAAAACTGCAATGGAATCGGTTTCGATATTTGTGGCAATTAAAGAAGCCTCTCTTATTCCTGTAATATTCAGACCGCCCGAAATATCCCCGATAATCCATTCAGCAAAAAAATCAGATGAAAATTCATTATTGCAATCTGCTTTCCCCGCATTAATAAAAACAACTAATCTTAATGGAATTGAAATATCATAAACAACAGAATTATCACATGAAGTAATTTTAAAATCCCTGTCAGTATTTTGAGAAAATGAAACTGCCCCCCTTTTTCTGAAATAACACATGCCTGAAGTTTGATCCCAATTCAATGGCTTTCCTTGCCCTTCACCCATATAAACAACCGGAAAAGTATTTCCTTCAGATCTTACCAATCTTGCCATAGGAATAACATCGCTGAAAAGACTCATATCTTTTAGCTTATCAGAGAGAATATACATCAAATCACTGAACATAGATTTAACATTTAGAAAGTGAAATTAAAAGTTCCTTTTCCTGTATTCGTTGTAATTCTGATAATTCAAATTTTGAATTAATAAATATTTCATTGCCCCCGAAATGTGAAATTAATCCATCTGCTTTATCGGTGTTTTCAGAATCCAATCCTACAATATATTCACGATCTGAAATTTTTATTGCAAGTGCAGGAACGTCTTGTCCGCGTCCTCCGTTTGCAAAATTTGATTTAAGATTTCCGAATAAAGTAAGGTTTACAACTCCTGAGTTTCTTCCGACCTGCTCCCTGAAATCTTTATATGATGAAAAGTATTTTGATTTATGTGGCTGCCCAGTTGATTTAAAAACTTTTTTTCCTGTCTTTCCTTCAGGAGTTAATTTTTTTGGGGATTTGGTTTTGTCAACCATTGACACATAAAGAGGTTTGTCACTGTATTTACCTATTGAAACATCATTCGTATTTTTACCATCAATAAATATTCTTTTAACCGCCATTGCATGAACAGATTGAACGGCAAGTCCGAATGGAATATAATTATTCAATGTCTCTTTTTGACATTCGAGCTTTTGAATATATTCTTCCACTGTAATTGTCATGGCAATACTAATGGGGTGCGGTAAGGTGTTGTGCATGAAAAACATTTCCGGTCTTGCGGAACCTGCATTGATGCTAAAATAGATTCAAACTGATCAATAAATTTCTTTTCATAAAACGCCTGATCTAATTCTAAACGCTCACGGTTAATTGTAACTTTATTATTTACCCTTGTGTCTGGTGAAGCCTGTAAACCGAATAACAAAATATTTGAGGCAATTTTATAAAGTAGTGGAAGGGAAAGGATATTTGCATTAACGCAAATCCAATCTTTATGATTGCATTGTAATGAGTAAACTAATGACATTCCGAATGTATGATCCGAACCTGTTAAATCAGATAAGATAAATGTTCCAGTTCCCGAATACATTCCCCTTGCTGTAATATATTGGTTTGAATAAACAGAATTATTACAACCATTGCACCCCGAATTTTTTACATTTGTCTGATATGAATTTATTCCAGTTGTGTCATAACAGATAAAAAACTTGCCTGAATTTCTTTTGGATTTTAAAATTTCATTGATTGATAAAACAGATTGCTTCCCTGCTACCGATGCAATGGTGACAGTAGTTAATAAAGTTCCTGTCATTACATCATAAATCTTTACAGGAATGTTTCCGGTAAAATCAGTTGTTAAAACAACTTCACTTAAATAAAAGTCAAGATATGAATTGGAATTAATACATTCAATATAAATTCCTGCCCATAAATTATTCCCTGCTTTTGAAACTTTATTATCCTGTAAAAAACCGATTCTCATTCCTTCAATAATGGATGCTGATTTATACATTCCTGCAAAATGCGTATGTATAGAATTTGCAAGTTGATTCGCTGAAAGCTGAATTTGTTTTGTTAAAAAATCTTCCGAATCAGTAAAATCTTTTGTTACAATTTGGTCTATTGTATGTTTTGAAATTCCAATGTCATTAAGCCAATAACATGATTTAATTGTGGCGGGTTCGCATACATCGCGCATCCCTACAATATCGGTAAAGCAGTCTGTTTCGCAGTTATACATATTTTAAAGATTTAATAAAGGGGGAGCTTGAGATACTCCCCCAATAAATATAAAACAAACAAACTACTCAAACATTCACAACCTTGAACTCTGTGATATAATTCACTCCGTCCATATAATCATTAACAGGGAACATGTCAAAAGGCATTGTAACTAATTTTGTTACTGTATGCCCGATAACAGAAACCTGACCACAATTATCAGATACAATGAAATTCATTCCAATGCCTGTCAATGGATCAACAAGGAACATGGTATCATAATTTCGTGCAAATTGCGTATTACCAGCAACTACACGCGCCTGTTCTGATTCGTATTCGTTGAACTCAATAACCTGGATGGCTCCTGGCTGCATCATGATTCCGCCTTCAACTCCCATGTAAATCTGCAACCTGCGATCCCATGTGATTGCTTTGCCATAAGCTGCCATTATTGCACCGAGATTCAAACCGTTATCAGCACAGCAACCCGTAGCCATTAATTTAGCATACTGCCAGAAAGAAGCTCCTGAGAAGATAGCAGGTGGTGAACAGTATTCCTGCTGCATAATTGCGGTGTCGAAATTTGCAAATGTTGAAGCATAAGGATCATCAGATGAATCCTTTTTGGTTTTAAAAACCAATTGCTCTGATGCGTTTATATACATTGCACCGGAAGCTCCCGGAAATGTTTGATGAACCGTATCATTCCAATTTCCATTAAGACCTGATAACTGAGAAACTAATTTAGATTGTGTTTTCCTGCGAAGTGCAGAAATCAACTGAGCAAATATTTTAGTGATCCTATCCGGTGCTGATTGGCAATTGTACCAAAAATCAGTTGCATCATAAAGGGCTTCCACCTTTTGTTTAATACATGGATCAATGGTATAAGTTGTAACCAGATCACCGCGTTTTGTTGTTGCCGTACAGTCGCGGGTACATTCATCCACTTCGGTAACTTCAGATTCAGGAATGATTTGATCATACCGCATCTGAACGGTTTTAATTTTACCCATTCCATTATCAACAACCGATTGTTGAACATTTCGGGTATTTGTAGAACTGTATAAAAACTGAACTATCGGTGAAACATCCGCCCTCGTGGATGGATCACAATTTTGAGGAAGGAAATAATCATTTAATTCCCTTTGTATCTGAGGGCAATCGTGTAAACGTGTGCCAACTACTGACATATTTATATTGAATTAATAATTGTTAAGAATTAAGCCTTTTAATAAGCCTGACTTGTTAGGCTACTAATTGAGCGCATAAAAAATGCCTCGCTCAAAAAAAGGCAACAATTATTAAATGTTTATCTTTTAAAAAATGCCTGATAAACAAGGCAACAATTCATTAAATTATATTAAGTTCCAACCGCTGCTCTTGCGCGGTCAGATAATACAGCCACTTCTTTTGGATCAGGCACAATAGGTTCTCTTTTTTGAAAGAAACTGTTTATCCCTGTTTGATTATTTGCCGGTTGCCCTCCTGAAGGATTTAATTGAAATACTTTATTTGCAATCGCCTCGTCCATTAATATTTCTTCCGGTTTCTTTATTGAATTATGGGTTTTAGTATCTGGTATTCTTGCTCCTGCTTTATCGGTAATAAACAATTCACCTTTATCATCTAAATCCAAATTATATTTTGTTTCAAAGATAGTAGTAAATCCGGCTTTCTCCAACAGAGTAATATCTTTTTTAAATTGCAATCCATTAAACAGTTGCTCTTTTTTTGTCTGAAGTTTTATTTGTTTAACCTGGTTTCCGTAATTGCCTTTTTCCTTTTCAAATTCCGTTTTTTGAGTAAGATTAATATTTTCTAAATCCTTTACCTTTGAATTAAGAAGATTATATTTTTCTTCCCATTCCTTTGCCCCCTTGTCTTTATTGTTGGCATATTCGGATTTCACCTTTTCAATAGTGCCTTTTGAATTGTCATTAAATTTGGTAAAAATAGTTTTAATGATTTCAGAATTATCTTTCAATTTACCGGATTCATCTTTTAACACATCATCAGAAACATCTATTCCATTTGATTTGGCTTCTTTGACTACCATATTAAGAATGATGCCATTGATTTCGTTTTTCTTTGCTTTGTACGCATCTGACATAAAGAAGTTATCATGCGTATCAAATTTTCCGGTAAACTTTGATTTGAAAGTATCAACATCAGTTACCTCTTTTTCATCCAAACCAAGATAGGTCAAAACATCTTTTAATTCAATTGCCATAATTATTTTTGTTTAGTAGTTTGTTTTTTGGTGTATTTTCTTTTCTGCTTTTTCAGTTCAGGATTAATTGATGCTTTGAGCTTTTCAATTTCTGCTTTTAACTGAGCGTTCTCATGCAATAATTCATCATCAGGTTTTTCGGGTAAGGTTTCAATAGGAGGTAATTCATGTATTATCTCAATTTCAACATCAGGATCAGATTCTTGCGGTTGTAATTCCGGCATCTGTGAAATAGGTTTTCTTTTTCTTAAATTATCCATTTGATTGGTTGGCGTTTCCGCTTCCCAAACTGACCATCCCCCCCATTTCATCATATCTTTGTTTGCAACAAACGCAGGTGCAAGATAACGGGCTTTTCCTGTTTCCTTATTGATGCACCAGATATAATCATTATTGTCTTTTTTCATGAAAGAGTGATTTTTGTAAAAATAAATAATTTTTAATTAACAAATTATTATTTAAAAAATAGTTTTAAACCTCCGCAATTAACTCAGAAATTAATTTTTAATAAATCACAACCCCAATTCCTGAATTTCAAATTGTGAAGGTTCATAATTATTATTTGCAATATTCCTTTGAATTACTTCTTTTGGTACAATAAAAATGCTGACTGGTAAAATATCATGTTTGCAATTATATCCCCCTGCGGTCTGAAATATTGTTTGCGGATTTGTTCCTGCCATCTTTCCCTGCCATTCTTCGAGATCA